GTCTAGGTATGAGTCTAGCTTACCGGTTAGGTCTTCGCGTACTGCGTCAACTTCTTCTTGAAGTTGTGCGTTGTAGAGTTCGTTCAAGCGAACCTTTTCTTCGTTGATGCTTTGTGCGAAGCGTGCTTCAAGAAGTGAGGTTGCCTTGTTCTTGAATTCTTCCGAAAGATCAGCTTCAGCACCGAGAAGTTCGTTGACTTCTTCGGAAAGATCAACTTCGTTTTCAACAAGCTGATCACCAGCGATTGCTGCTAGAACAGAATCAAGACGCTCAGAAAGAGTATCTTTGTCAAGTGCTAGAAGTGATTCGTATGCCTTGGTTACCATCTTTGCCTTGGACGCATCCTTCATTGGCTCAGCGTTATCCTTGTCGGCAGGACGCTTAGACTTTGCGCTCTTATCGTCTGCCTTGAACGGACCTGAATCCTCATCGCCCTTAACAACTGGCTCACCAAGGTCTTCAACCTTGTCTGCGTGTTCGCCCTTAGCGGCAACCGGCTTTTTCATGGCATCAGCTTTTGCTGCTTTTGCAGTTTGCTGATCCTTGTTGAGCTTGGTTCCACCCTCGCCTTGATTTTCCATTTCGTTTAGCATATCCATGTTACTGTTCTCCGGTTTACGGGTTTCTAGAGTGTATTTATACAATTTTATTCTTTGAGAATAAAAATTTGTGAATTATTAGAATGTCTTCTTAATAAAGTCTGCGAATGCTGCTTTCTTAACTTCATCCAGCTTGCGTGCTGGTGATTCTTTGATTGCCTTCTGTGCGGCTTCGATGTGACGCTCGACATAGCGACCATCAACATACAACCATTCAACACCCTCAAGGATGCCATCAACAAAGCAGTCTGGACCCGATGGGTCGGTTACAATGTCTGCTGCTGTTGCTAGGGTGAAGTCGTTACCAACTTCCATGATGCCATCATGACGTTCTTTTAGTGTTCCCATACCACGGGATGAAACGCCAAGTTTTACACCACCTTCAAGTAGACCTTTTACAATGTTGCCACATGGGGTGTCTAGGATTTTTGCCTTGCCGACATAGTTGGTTCCGCTTTCACGTAGATCGGTGATCAGGTGAGAAACACGGTCAGGATTGATTTGGCAAGACTGTGGGTGTGTTAGTTCCCCCATTGCTCGACCGGTCTTGATGTATTTATCATTGTAATTACGTACAGCATTTTCCATAACTGCCTTTGGATAGACACGACCGTTATGGTTCTTGAGTTCGGACTGTAGGAAGATACCCTCGATTGAGTATTCTTTCTTACCGTTCTTCTCTTCAGTGATAATCTGTACTTCTTGTTTTTGTTCAGTGATTAGCTTCAATGTCTTATCCTCGCTGTTTGCGTCGTGCTGCTAGTTGGGCAGCTTTTGCCTTGAGTGCTGCGATCTTCGCGTCACTTGATGCTAGGTCGGCAGATGTTTGTTTTGCCAACTTTGCTCTTGCTCTGTCTGCTGCTGATTTGAAATTATCCATAGACGATTGTGCTTTTTTCAGGCTATCTTTTGCCTTCTTTAGTCTGTCGTTTGCCTTGGTTTGTCTTTGTTTTGCACGACGGACATCAGTAGCATCTGCTTCTTCAATGCTCGATTCTTCAACCTTTGCACCAGCACGCCATTGGCGACATGACCAGTAGCCCGCTGTTGTCTTGTCTTTTTTATCTGCACAGTTATGACGAGCGCGGAAGTTCTTACGACGCTCCGGATCATCCCGCTTGATTTCCATGTTCGGATCGCCGAAGTTCACCTTGACGATGTTGCCCTTTGCGTTCTTTACATAGACAGAAAACTTTTTAGGACCGCCCGGTGTGCGGAATGGTTTGTTGAGCGGCTTGTCTGCTTTCTTCTCTTCTTTGATCGGTTCAAGACCATATTCTTTACGCTTCACGTTGAATGCTTTGATTGCTTTCTTACGTGCTGCTGAACCGGGTAGTCCCGTGGTCATTGCTTTTCGTGCTAGTTTAAGAAACTCTGCATCATTAGTCCAGTCTTTGCCTTCTTCTTTCAGCTTGGTCTTGACCATGTTTGGCTTATCGCCTTTAGGGTTGCTCTTGTCACGCGATTCGGCGTCTCTTTTTCTGCTCACGGCTGATTTCTTTTCTTTGCTTGACAATTTACCCGCAGATTTAGCAGGGCGACATTTAGGGTAGCCCTTACCATCAGCATCTTTTCTGCCGCATGATGGGTGCTTTCCGTCTTTATCTTTTCGGCTGATATCTACCCAATCTTGCTTAGCCCATTTACCTAAACCAGAATCTGAATACACACTTTTGTCATCCAGACCCTTCTTACCTTCGCTTACCTTTTCCCAACTGCCACCCTTTGATTTATACCACTTAGCTGCCCATGCGTTTGCGTATGCACTTGGGTATACATCAAACTTGGATTTAGCTTTGGCGATAGCTTTTTTCCATAGGGCAGGGTTGCTAGGACTGTTCTTCTCAGTCAGTTGAGTCTCTTCATGTAGGATACGCTTCATCTTTTTGATAGCGTCTTTCTCTGACATTTCACGACCAGCGATTGTTACTGTCTTTCTCTTTGTGTTGCGGAAAACAGAATGACCAGCACGCTCAAACTTAACAATCAGCTTGTCGATTGCATCACCTTTGCTCATACGATCTTGACGGTCTGCGGCGGCATTGAAGCTACCACTGCTGAAGTTGTTCCAGCTAGCAGATTCGTCTAGAAATTTATTCGCGTTGTTGATGGCTTGTGTTATTTTCATTCGTCTTCAACTTCTGCGTCTTGGACTGGTGAACCCTTAGTAGGCTTTTCTAGCTTGATGTTCTTTTCTTTTTCTTTAGCCTGAGCGATTGATGGCTTACCTTTTTCGCCCGGCTTTAGTGATGACTTGAAGTTAGCAAAGGATTTTGATGTATCTGCTTGTTGCTTTTCGTCTTCTTTGTCTTCAGCGTCTTTTTGCTTCTCATCATCTGCCTGCTGCTTTTCGTCTTCTGCTTCTTTCTTCTCTTCGTCTTTGTCTTTTTGCTCTTGCTCTTTCTCTTGTTCTTTCTTTGTGTCTTCTCGATCCTTTTCGACCTTCTTCTTCATTGGGTCTTCGTCGGCTTCAGAGAAAGAGTAGATGTACTCAACGTCTTCAACAAAGAACACATCTTCCAGAAATTTATTTAGCTCTTGTGCCGAGACTTGATAGCGAACAGTGGTGTCTTTGGTGACCTTGGCAATCTTGTCAAGACCATGCTTCTCTACTTGCTGCATGAAGTAGTCAACAGCTTCTTTCTTATCACCGTCCATCTTCTTGTATGCACGTGTCTTTTTGTATGCATCTTCTGCTTCTTCAATACACTCTTCTGCAAAGAACACATCATAGTCAACAGAAGTTGCAATGCGAGAAAACCGGTCAAACGTCATTGCGTTTTCACCGGTAATCTGGTTTGATGGGATTGGTAGGAAGTCTTCGTATGCAAGAGTAACGCCTACACCTTCGTGCTTCTCACATAACCAGTTGATGAAATCATCATTGTCAATCTTTGATTCGAACATGATAGTAGTCGAGCCATCAGTCTCTGTGAAGAATGAATCGTTTTTAGAAATCTTGTAGTCACGTAGCTTGTCTGCAAACTCGTATGCAGGAATAGATTCATCAAACTTGACAGCAAACTCAACAGACTCTTTCTTTGCGAGCTTAGTAGCAGTAGCGTACATGACACTCTTAGCGTCATCGCCGTATTGCTTTTCGAAGTCGCCCTTGTTGCGTTTCATCGCTTTGACGATCTTCTCTTTTTTGCCTGCTTGTTGTTTGGTCAGTTTTGCCATAATTACTTTACCAGTTTGAATGCAATGCTTGCTAGTTGTTTAACGGATAGCTTTTCCATTTTTGCCTTGTTCGCATCACTGACTGCGTTGTAGACTTGCATGATGACGTTTGCTGTGGTTGCGTCAAGACCCTTTTCATGCTGGTGGTTTTTTGCAACACGACGGGCTAGATCGATAGCAGTTTCTTTTGCTTCTTTTACAAGAACAACGAATTCATTGTTGCCTTGCTTATGCACTTTGGATTTGACCTTTTTGGCATACTTTTCAGCTTCCGCTTTGTTATTGAAGAAGACCGGATATGGTTCCGCTTTCATCTTTCGACCGAAATAGTCACGACCTGTTGCTCTTGGCTTTTCTCCGTCCCAACGGTCTTTGACATCATACCCGGCATCGTCGTATCGAGCTTCTAGAATCTGCTTTAGTTCTGCTTTGAATTTAGAAACAGGCGCGTCCATTGTTGTGCTTGCTTTATATGTCTTGCCATTTTTTGTGACTTCAATTCGCTGAACCCAAGTGTTGTATCCCTTTGCCTTAACCGAACCATCAGGCGATGAATAATTCCACCACTTGTTCTTGTTAGCAAGACGTAGCTTATTCATTGCTGCAATATGCTCGTCTGCGGATTCGGTAATGCCTTGATTCTTAGCAAACTTCAACGCACCATCTGCTGATGGGTGTGTACCCAAGTCAAGAGTTTTACCATTGTCAAAGACATGGAACATCTTGTATCGGTCTTGTCCAGACTTAGGCGGTCGCTCGTATACTTCAAACGTACCGCCATCTTTTGCCTTGACAGACTTTACCTTCTTCATGCCCTTCATGCTTGATTCGGCAAGAACTTGTTCTGCTTTTCGTAGTGCTTGTTTTGGATTTGGCATTGTGTTTCTTTCTTATCCAGCAGGGCGACCCTTAGAAAAATCAACCTTACCCTTGATCGATGGACCGCGCTTTACACCTTTGTGCTTGCCATCATCTTCGTTCTCTTCATCTTTTGCACCAGCAGGGCGACCCTTATCCCATTGTACTTTACCCTTGATCGACGGTCCACGCTTTGCAGATTCTTCTACTTCTTCTTCGTCTTCTTCGTCTTCTTCTTCTACTTCTTCTTCGTCTTCCTGTGCTTCCTCGACTGACTTGCTAATCTTTTCACGACGGTTCTTTAGATACTCATCGCTTTCGTCTTCGTCGCCATCGTTGTCAACGTCACCGTCTTCTTTACCGACAGCATCAAGAGCTTCTTCTAGCTCTTTATCGTAGTCTTCGTCTTCCTCTTCTTCTTCTTATTCTTCGTCACACTTGCGTGCTTCGTGGATACCAGAAGCTAGCTCTTCGCGGCGAGCATCGATAGAGTCTGCTGCTTTGCTTTTGAGTGCAGTATCAAGTGCTTCTGCAAAGTCGAGTGGTGAACCGTTTTCCACGGCATTCATAAGTTGGTCTAGAATTTGTTCGTTGATGTTCATGGTAGTGTTCCTTTGTTAATACCTATCGTCTTCGTTTTGACTATAGAATGAGTCGTTCTTTTCGGCTTCAATCTGCTTACGCATTTGAATAATTTCTGTATCGGTCATGCCTAGAATCTTTTTCTGCACGTATTCATGTGAGTAGTAGACCCCAACATATTCTTTGACATCGCCTACCGCGCGTAGCTGTTCTTGTAGGATGTCAATCTGTTTTAGCTGTGTGAAGAATGAATCGTTCGCAAAGCTGAAGTTGATCTTTCCACGAATCTTCTGCCAGTCTGTCAAGGTGATGACTTTGGTTAGGACTAGCTGCACACGCAATGCTTGAAGAAACAGTTCAGCAAACTTGTTTCGTAGCACATCAACAAATCGTGCAAACTTAACTTCATCACGGGTAATCTCTGATGCTCTGCCCAATGACATACCGTTTTCAGGTTGCAATCGTGAGATTGGTACGTTGAGTGACTTGTATAGTTTCTCTTTGAAGTACTGTACGTCTTCGATGTCACCCAAGTTCTGACCGCCCGGCAGTGAGGTAACTTCTGTACCACGACCACCTTCTCTACGTGGGAACCAGAAGTCATCAGTAATGGTCATGTGCTTACCATCACTATCAATCGTTCCACTATCAGCATCGTAGATGAGCTTACGACGGTATTTATTCATCTGCTCACGCACGTATTGTGCTGCTTTGCTTGATGGCAACGCACCAACGTCGATGTAAAATACTCTTCGCTCAGGTGCGCGGGAGAAACGATAGATCACTAGCGAATCTTCCATCATCTTCAACTGGTTGAGTGGTCGAACTGCCTTGTGCAAGTGACCAACAACACGGTTTGACTTCGAATCAAAAAGACCAGAAGTAACATGCAGGACTGAATCTTTTGGTAGCATGATGTTACCAGTTGATGTTCCTGCCATTGCGGGCGATGCTGTCATGTTGACTGTTGCAGCACCGTTCTTCATTTGCAGAGACTGGTCGTATGTGTAGATAGATTCAATCTTCTTTACATACTTGGCTTTTGTCTCTTTGTCTTCGTCTTCTTCAATCTTGGTTATCTTCTTCAAACGTCGCGGGTCAAGGCGTCGCATGTCAAGGATACCACGATCAGGATTATCTTTGTCAATACTAATGTGGTAGCAGATGCGACCATCTACATACCACCGCTTGAATAAATCATGACCGTCCGATGCGAAGTTAAGCAAATCTAGCACATCTTCGAATGCTCCAGAAATTTTATTCTTAACATCATCACTGATCTTAACCATGCTAAGATCAATCGAAACTGGTTGACGGTCTTCGTTATAAACGATTGCCTCATTGCAAACATCGGTCACTGCGTCATCCACTTCTTGGTGGACAAGCATTGACCGATATCTGTTTATTAGCTGCCCTTCGTTTTCACGTGAAGCGTCGATTTCATAGGGCGTGCCAAATCTACCACCCGATATAACAACATCGGATTCTGCCATGACATCATCTTGCGCGGTAACCGGCTTGATGATCTTTTCATCTGCTTCTTGACTAGATGATTTTTTTAGTTCAAAACCAAAGAGCTTCATACGTTCTCCATCATAATATAAAAGTTACTAACTCACGGTTATTTAGCGGCTAGTTACGCCCGTGTGTGTCCAGTACTGATACTGAAGGGTCACAGGGAATTCTTCAATGGTGTCGCCTGATTCGTGTGATAGGTCAATTGCACCAACAGATTCGGGATAGCAACCGACGAAGTTGTATGTTTCTGCAACCTTACCCGAACGGTCGAGTTGCTTAACTGTCCAGTCTTGATAGTAGTCATCAAGAGATACAGCAGATTCGTTGGACGCAAGACCATTGACAATTTCACTCCATGCTTCGAATGCATTTCTTAGAGCAAAATCGTTTGTGTTGATTACAGTTAGTTCCCATGCTTCAAATGTACGGTCGCCCGCGATTTTTAGTTGGCGACCACGGTATGGTACTTCAATAGTACCAACTGTTGCCGCAGGGATCGATGCTGCCTTGATCAAAAACTTCATCTGGTCAACGTCAGCCCCGCCGCCCGGAAACGAACCAGTTACTTCAAAAAGGTTTGGTCGTGCGCCACCGTTACGTAGAGCTTGTTTAAAGTTATCAATTCTCATAGACATGTTTTTTGTCTCCTGTTAGTTTTATTTATACACCGATTTCGTTAAAGTCAATTCCAGATCGTGTTGCGATGAAGTTTAGTTGGATGAAGTTGATCGACTTGTTTGGCTTAACAAAAATGTCTGCCACAAATTCTTGTCGGTCGATTACATCGCCAGTGTTGTTTGTTTCATCACATACAACTCGGAAGTCAGTGATACCACTACGCGACTGAACATTGCGTAGGAATGGCTCGATCTGATTTACGAACTGTGATCGGGTAAACTCGTCATTGAATTCAAACAAGGTGAAGTTTGCTGCGGTAGCAATGCTCTTTTCCATGACGATGAACAAGCGACGAACATTGATTCGGTCGAATGCAGATGGTCGGGAAAGAAGAGTCTTATCACCAAGAAGAACAGTGCCTTGACCCGGTTGTTGAACAACAGGGTTTACACCACGCTTGTAAAGCTCGTCACGTGCTGCCTTGTTTGGGTTGTATGCCAGTTTGGTAACGTTCTTCAGTTGACCACGGTTGTAACCTGCTGGTGAGAACCAAGGGTCTTTATCGAAGTCGGTTCTTGCACAAAGACCAGCGATGTCACCGTTGAGCGGAACCCATCGGAAAGTATCGTTGTAGCGGTCATATGTGTACTTCCAACCAGAGTCAAGAATTGCGTATGACGATGACTTGTTTAGGTCGGTGTCTGCGAATGCTTGAACTGCGGTTAGCTGAGCGGAAGCATCGCCAACATTGTCAACAACATCTGATTGTAGCGGGGAGATGAAGGCTACACAATCCTTACGAACTTCTGCGATATTATCGATAACATATGATGCAGTTGTGGTAGGCGCAGGACCGGTGATGCACAATGAGATGTCGGTTGTCTGCGAATCTGCAAACAATTCCCAACCATTGTTTAGATCGTCTGCCTGAACAACATTGTCGTTAGTACCACCGGACATTGATGCACCATACTCGCCACCATCAAGAACAGCGAATGTGTTGCCAGCGTCACGGATTGCTGCTACGGTTAGACCCCAATCAACACCAGCATCGCCAGCAGATGATGAGGATACACCGTCGCCACCCCAACCGGGGTGACCCAACCACCAGATGTATTGTGACTGGTTGTTGATTACGTCAACATAGTAGTTCGATGAACCGTCTGCCTTCTTAGCATCGCTTGCCTTGGAAACGAAAGCAAACTTCTCAAGGATAGTACCCTGAGTACCAGTCCATGCACCATCTTCATCGATGACTGCGATGTGAATTTCATCATTGATGCCTGCTGCACCAAGACCAGTTGCGTAGGTTGATGTTGCTGGAAGAGCATCAAACTCGTCTTCGATGCTGGTTGCGTTACCAACATCTACACCTGATGCTGATGCGTCAATGATAGCGATTGCGAGTGAGTTGCCAAGCTCGCCGGGATACTTAGCAGCAAACTTCGCGTCTGCGTATGCTGACTTAACAGTGTCATAGTGGTCAGCGTTCTTGATCTGTAGACCAAGTGCTTCGCCAGCAGATGACGATGATGTGAGTGCGGTTGCTTCAGCGTATGCGTTTGATGCCGACTGATCGACAACACGAACAACCTGTAGGTTACCGCCGTATGCAAGGAATGATGCGGCAGAGAAGAACGATTGTGCGGTGTCGCTGTCAGGTTCACCGAACTTGCTGACAAGCTCGTTTTCGCTAGAGATGAGAGTGACTTCATCTACCGGTCCCCATACAAAAGGACCGACATATGCGGCGGGGGTAGAAGATACCGCTGGAACGATTGTTGACAAATCCTTCTCAGTTACGGTAACTGCGGGTGAGAGACTAAATACCATTTGTTATTTCTCCATTTATGTGAAGTTTGAATTCTATGCTTATTTAGTATTATCTATGCGGCAAGAATTGATTATTATATGCGTTCCCATCCACCGGGCATATCATCATCCAAGTCTCGTCCGTCATCAATGAATCCGAACGGAACAAGATCGGCTTCGATTGCCTTGATCTTGTCTGCGTATAGCTCTTCGCGGATGTTGATATCAAGCAATTCTCTGAAGTATGGTTGTTGGGTCAGCCAACCAAACAATACAAGTGTCATAGTCAAATCGTCGTGGTGTCCAACTTCTGCCTGATACTTACCTTTATAGAACACAAAAGTTGTAAGTTCTGATATGATATCGTGCGATTCTACGATTAATTTATTCTCTTCGATTAGTGTTTTGAGTGTCGAGCAACCGATCCGACGAAGTGGTGAAGTGGTCTTTACACCAAGTTTGCCGCCCTGACCACCAAAACCGGATGAGATGGTTTGTCCTTTTCGACCACCGGATGTGGATAGTAATATATTCTCATACTCAAACTCGCCATGAAGCACATCGGCTACCTGTTTACCAATCGAGTTGGTTTCAATTAGTATATATGCTTCGTTGTACTCGGTTGCTAGCTTGAATATGACATCGGGAAATAGTAGTGTGGAGATTTTATTGTTTCTGTAGATAGCGGCGATGCGATATCCTTCATCTCCCGTGATGTCAAAGATTGTCATAGTAGAAAAGTCGCCCCCAACACCTTCAGCAACATCACATACCCCTACATATACACCATTTTGTTTGGGTTTGTGGAATACCTGTACACCATCACGCTCAAAGATAGGAACGATATGACCCATTTGTTTGAGTTTCCATGTTGCAATCAGTGTGTTTGCTGAACCAAGGAATGATAGAGCATGTTCCTGTGCAAAATCCTGCTCGGATGTATTGGCAATTGTTTCTTCTCTCCACTTTTCATCACGACCGGGAACCTGTTCCCATGATACTTTGTGGGTAACGAATGCCGATCTTCCTGCTTCAGCATCTGTCCAAATCTTGTGGAAGTGGTTCATACCGTTCGGTGTAGAAATCAGTGTTAGTTTGGTTTCTTTACCGGATGAAATGGTAGGATAGGTTGACTTGTAGAATTCATCCCACACATTAGGGGGAATAAACGCGACTTCATCAATGAATACGTATGAGAATGAATAACCACGAATTGAGCTTGAGCTTGTAGAAGCTGCTAGTACTCTCGATCCGTTTTCTAGCTCAAACGAACCTTTGTTCCAGTTGACTGCCCCTTGTTGCATAAACTTCGGTAGGTGCTGATATGCAAGCTGGACACGCGACAGGATTTCTACCGCAGTGTCTTTCTTGTTTGCTAGGATACCAACCGTCTTGCTCTGGTTGAACAGGATGTAGTGTAGGATGTATGCGGCAACCGTTGTAGATTTACCAGTCTGACGAGATTGCATAGCTACTACAAATCGATTGTCGTGTAGTTTTGAAATTAATTCTTTCTGATAGTCGTATGGTTTGTATGAAACAAGCCCGTGGTCAACGTGGACGATCTTACAGAATGTTTCAGCAAAGTAGACTGGATCGTTCTTGCACTTTAGGTACTCAGCAACTTCTTCTTTTGTCCAGTCATGCTGCTCGCCCGCTGGTTTTAGAAGCGGGTTACCCATATAGCTAGATGTGTCTGTCATTTTTTACCACCACCCATTTCTTCAAGCATCTTCTGCAATTCAGCAGTTGACCCTACGAAGATAGAGTTGTTGGTGACATTGGAAGAGTTTTCTGTAGATGCTTCTTCTGTTTTCTTGCCCTTGTCACGCTTTGCATTCTTCTTATCTTCAAGGTCTTGCGTGTCGTGATGCAGTTCCATTAGCTGCTTGGAGTTGTCTGCAAGCGTTTTGATTAGCTGTGCCACAACTTCATATGCTCTTGGATGTTCGGATTCTTGTGCCACTTGTAGGATGCCTTCAAGAGCTTCCTGTCCAGTCTCGGCTAGTTGATGTAGCCGACCACGGACCATTGCATAGTCTTTCTTGGCATCACGAATTGATTCTTCTTCAGGGACAATCGTGATTTCTTCTGATGTGTTGTTGTTATCAACCGGAGCATCATTGAAGAGTTGTGGTTCTGGTAGAGTCTTTCGTTTCACTACCGCTGTTTTCTCTTCTGGTACTACGATTTTATTGTCAACGCCTAGTGCGTCACTAAGAGGATCATGATATTTACTATTTTCGCCCATGATGATTATCCGCTGCTAGACGAAGACGAGTAATAGTCATACTCGGTGATCGTCGTGTTGTATGTTGTCGGATCGTCTGCGTCATACTCAACGCCCGCAACTGTTTCTGATCTGATGTCTGCAACCTTGTTCGGATTGTCTTCAGGCATCTTATCGTATAGGTTGATGAGAGTATCAAGGATAACACCGGTATCGCTGACTGATGAGTAGATGTAACCCTTCAACTCAAAGTTTAGTGTCCATGTAATCAAGCCAAGAGAATCAAACCCATCGAGTCTGTTCGATTCTTTGCTCACATCCTTGAGTGTTACTGAGATATCGGTGTCGATATTCAGATCATCCATGTCATTGATTGTAACCGATACGTCAGGTTTGAAGTATGGTAGAATCTGTTCAAGGATTTGCAGCGAGTCGTTCATCGTCTTTGTTGCGATGGATAGCTCAAAGTCATAGATGTATGATACACGACGGTATGATCGCTTACGTTCTGTGTATCGGTTTGCTGTAGAAGACGATGATGAGTCTAGAACAGGAACATCATATACGTGTTTTGTTGTTGCTACACCCGCGCGTTGCGAGTCGTATCTCATACCGGTAAAGTCAACGCCCATACGGGGTAAAAGACGAGAGACATTCGGTGGTTTTTCTGTTAGCTCTTGACGGATAGCATGATACCACTTTGCCTTGTCTGATACGGTAATAGGCACTTTGATAGTAGAATCAACAACGCCATCGTCCATGCGTTCGATTGAGATATCGTTGAATAGTGTGGTGAATGCCACGACCATCTTACGGATTGACTGATGATAGAATGGTTGGTTAGTAAGCATTTACTTTTTCCACGGTGTTTGGCTTTTTCCATCGAACTTGTCTATCCATCGCCGGACTACTTTCGCGGTTACATCATACTCTCTTGCTGCTGCCCTGACCGATTCGAACACACGACCATCGACAATACACGTTGTGTCTCTTTTGATGGACATTCCATTATTTCGCTGTAACCAGTAGGTGATGGTATTTGGATCAACACTATAATGTCTTGCTGCCGCGCTCTTTGATGGGAACTCTACACCATCAATCTTACATTTATGTCTATGCTTCATTTCACTTTTTCCGATACCAGCCCATTTCTTTGCGGTGGTTATACATACACCATAGTGTTTAGCTGCGTTGGCATAACTACTAAACTCTATTTCATCAATCCGACAAGGTATGCTTTGGGCGAATGCTCTGGATTCTTTCATCTTCGCATACCGTGACGATGTTATGTATGTTCGATCTTGATCACTACTGGATCGGCTCATACAGAAGAAGGCATTGTGTAAAGATTTATTCTGTGGATAAATCTTGGTTAGTAGTAGGTGTGCGATGTAGTGTGCCTTCGCTGGAAGATCAACAAGATTGTCTTCGCTATCGTCGCCGCCCATACATCTCGGTATGATGTGGTGACGCTCGGTGTATCCATTGTATAGGTTGTTGCTATAGTGTTCTATCAGGTTGTTGTATCGGGTCTGGTAAATAGTAGTCATTGTTAGTCTCCACTACTATTTATAAAAGGATCGACCTCGATCCCTTACATTTTTAGTGATTTCTACATTTTTTTAGTAGTTGCCGAACACATCCTTTTCATCAAAATTGATAAGCCCACTACCACGATCATCTGTTCCGCTATCATCAAACCCATCAGTGACTGTACCATCTGCTTCTGTTTCGATTGCGTCGTTATCAGCAAAGGTTTCAGTAGCATCGCCATTGGTGTATTGGTCTTCGATTGAGTCGATGTCTTGGATGCCTGTATCGAGTGTTTCGTGTGAGTATGCGAACTTTTCTACTTCTAATTTATATGTATATCGTGTGCCTACCTGATAGAACGGCTCTTCTTTTTTCACGTGCTTGATCTCAAACAGAGAGCTAGTCTGTGGGTAGTAAAGAAGATCGCCTTCTTGTGGGTCTTTCATGGTAGAGAATTGCGATACCACTTCTTCGGCAAATCTTTTCTTCGACACAACAAGTGTAGCTGAGTTAGGAACAAGCAAACCAAACTTGGATAGGATGTGTCCCTCGCCTTCCCATCCCTCAAATGTATCTAGGTACATTTCGATGAGAACGGCAGAGTTGAAGTTTGATACTTGATCTTCACCAAAGAGATAGTCTACGTCTACTTCTGTACGGGGAATGTAATAGATGTTCAGACCGTGAATCTGAATTGCTTCATCAACGAGACACTGAACTAATTCCTGTTCATGTGTATCGCCAAACTCTACATGGTCGAAGTATCTGTTTACTGTCATTTAATACAGTCCTGTTAAAATATCTGGCGTGGTGTCTATAAGCTCTCGAAACCCGCGCGATGCTTTTTTGAGTTTGGCAATACCATCGGTGTATGGTGTGGTATCAACCGCAACTTCTAATTTACGACCGCGACGATATCGGATAATGCCCGACATATACTTAGCACCGTAGCCGTTAGGTTGCCCGATTCCGTAATGGATTGCCATGTATGCGTCCCATACAAATACAGTCGAGTCATCGTCGGTCAGTAGAAATTTTGCTTTCTTCTGCCGTGTCTTTTCGAAGAATCGCATAATCTCATTCGCACTGGTTGGATTGACCAGACCACGTAAAGAACTCATCTCGCCCCGTCCACCTGCAATTTTATATGAAATCGTTTCAGGTTTCTCTAAAATGTATTGTTTGAACGGCTTCATGCTTAGCCCATCTCAAAGAACGGTAGCGGTTCTTGTGATCGCATCTCTTCGCGGAGTCGTGTAAGGTTTTCTTGTGCCAACGACCGGATGGCATCAGCATTCATGGTAACACCACCGGGCAGCGAGATGTTGTCATACTTACTTAGGTTCTGCGCCCACTGCTCACGAATCAATTCTGTCACATACTGTTTCAGGAAGATGTCATTGTAAACATCGGTGTATGTGTCGGGGTCGAGCTTGCGATAGGTATCGAAGATGACGTATTGACCCTCAAGGATATCTTCACCCCATCGACCGTCGATATAAATTTTATTGGTGTGTCTGTTATATCGAATGGTTTCTGCTGGATTCAGAATCTTGTTGACCAGATTAATGTACTGCTTGGTCTGGTCGTAGTATTGCAGAAACGTATTTGAGAAGTAGTGAACATCAGACAAGCGTGCTTGGTAACGAACATCAAATAGGTTGTTTGCGTTTGA